AACCTGGCGATTGGTATATGGGTCGTAAAAACAAAAGGAGATAATTATGTATATGAAAAAGAAAAAAGATAAGAAAAAGAAGAAGAAAAAAAATAAAAAAATGAAAAGCAAATATTAATATTAGGTGTAATCATTTTGATGGTTGGGTATGGTTGGAGGGTTAAATAATAGGAGATAATATGCCAAAAGGTAAAAACAAAAAGTATAGTAAAAAACAAATGAAGATAGCAAGAATGGCTGCACCATTTGATAGAATAACTGGTGCTGACTTTGCTAAACTTAAAAAAAAGAAAAAGAGAAAAGTATGATGAAAACAGTTAAAGCACCCAAAGGGTTTCATTGGATGAAAAAAGGTAGTTCATATAAACTTATGAAAGGTACTTATAAACCACATAAAGGTGCTGTTAAGATGGCTAAATTTACAGTACAAAAAAGACATACAGGATGAAGCAATTAATTCTTGACGCATTAGAAAAAAGGTATCAAGCAGAAATATCTCATGCTGATGCTACAATTAAAATTTATTTTAATAATAGTGTAGGTATTGGAGAACACCCACAACATATTGATGAAGTAGATAAAATGATTGAAAAAATTGCTAATGCAGAAGAAAAAATAAAAATATTAAAGGAGTTTGAATAATGGCAAAACTATGTGCAAGAGGTAAGGCAGCAGCAAAACGAAAATTTAAAGTGTACCCTAGTGCCTATGCTAATATGTATGCTTCTGGTGTATGTTCAGGCAAGATTACACCTGGTGGTAAAAAGAAAAAGAAAAAACCTAAAAAAAGAAAAAGATAATGTCAAAAGGTCTAAGATCATGGGTAAAAGCTAATTGGGTTGACATAGCTAACAGAAGATCCGATGGTTCATTTCCTAAATGTGGTAGATCCAAAGGTGAGAAAAGAAAAAATTATCCTAAGTGTGTTCCTTTAGCCAAAGCTAGAGCTATGAGTTCTGGTCAAAGGAGAGCAGCAGTATCAAGAAAGAAAAAAGCAGAGAGGAAAGCAAGAAAAGGCAAAAGACCTAACTATGCCAAAACATAATAAGAGTTGGGTTAAATCAAAAGTCATAGTCACATTAGTAGGCATTTGTAGATACTGTTCTAAAGAACTTTTAAATACAGATAGCTTTGTAAGTTTTTATCCTAGAGGTCATGCTCATTATGAATGTATGAGAGAAGATGATGAATTACAAAAAAAAGTTTTAGATAGTGTAGAAAAACAATTACAACAAGAAAAAAAATTTGATTGGTAATTAACTATCCCAAAACTTCATAGCATCTGTAAGATAATTTTCTTCCATTTCGTTTCGCCAAAAATAATGGTCAAATTGTGGTTGAATATAATCTTTTACAACTTTAGGATCTGTGCTTATCTTCATTAGGTTTTGTCTTATCTTACATCTTTGTATTATCTTTGGTATTCTCTTTTCTATATTTTCTGGTTTTAGTTCATCACAATTTTCTGCACTAAATACTTTGTAAGACTTTTCATTTATATAACAAAGATAAACTGGCACTTGAAATACTGACCAATAAAAATCAACTTGTAAAAGATTATAAGGTTCTGGTTTATCTTCTGGTAATTTACCAGACGACCATGATCTAGTGCCATCTTTTTTTTTTGGATTTCTTTTTGGAAATTTACATTTATCTTCAATAATAATTTTATCTCCTTTTAAATCTATATAACCATGAACAGGAATGTTAATACCATCAAACCATCTAAATGCTTCTATCTCTGGCTTACAATCTTTATATCCAG